GCGAACGTGATGGATTAATTGTTTCCTACCTGATTCGCAAGGTTATGGCTGATGTTGTGCAAGCGCCTGGAGTACTTGCTTTGCCACCACCTGGGGTGGTGGCGAGATTATACCACAATTTAGAAACGCCGGCTGGACCGGTGACAAAATGTGATCTTTGTCGAGGGATGGCATTGTACCCAAGGCTGGCTGATTGCGGGAAATGCCAGTTTTGTCAAGATTGCAATGCCACTTTGCGCGAAGCCATGAGAGATGAAATACATGAGTTAGAATGTTTCTGTTCCCCGCCACAATCTTGGGACTTTGATGTCGACAATGATGGTGGGGTCGACATTGGTAAACATGCAGAGTTTTGCATCATTCCTCAATACCGTCGAGCAATGGAGTCATGGAAGATTCTCAAGAAGCACCGTCTACCATGGCGTCGCCCACCGCAATATGAAGGGGTGGAAGCCGACGGCGTGGTCGTGGTGCGGTTACCCGAGATACGGGCGGCAATTGTGGACCCTATGGATCGGCAACAACGTGCTGCATTTGAAGATGTGGCAAATATGGGTGTCGATGTGTTTGGGCCACCAGGACCAATTGCAATGCCCGGGCCTCCACCTTTGCCTCCATTCCCACCTGTTAATCAAAATGTTATCCCTCAGCATAACAACGCCGTCATTGCAGTAGATGTGGATGGTGAGGCACCTGTTGTCGACGTTGGTGCCGCCAACCCTGCCTTGAATCCACCTTTAAATCCTGCACCGCACCCGGATGATTCTGATGATGATGATGATGACGACAATGGAGATTTGGGGGGAGGAGGCGGCGGCGGAGGCGGTGGCGGTTTCGGTCCTGGACCTGTGGCCCCGCTTGTGCCGGCCCCTGTCCCCAATCCTGCCCCTGTAGTTGTATTACCCAACAATCCACGCCCCGATTTTCGCATGTATGGTATCCCTGTGGCGGAACAACCCCGATACCTTAAGGTACATGCGACAATCGATTTTCGACCTGGCCAAGCAGTAAGGAATCCTTTCACAAAGTATTATCGCAGATACTTGGAACGCCTAGCGCTACACCACATTGCGCTGGCTCACCCTGGTGGTGTGGTGCTGGACATTGGTGGTTGTCAACGCACAGCTGACTTAGCCCGTACCTTGGGTTTGGTCTATCACGGCTGTTGCCCTGACATAACTCCCACCGATTTGCTTGATGGTCGTCGTGGGCGACGATTTCCCCATTGCCTGCATTCGGTGCATTCCTGCCGATGTGTGAACCCTGATGCGATATTGTCTGTGCACAGTCTTTATTATTTCGATCCCTTGCCATTGATGTTGACCATCAGTCGGTTCAAGGCACCCCTC